TTCTTTCATTCCTAAGACTGACCAAGAACGCATTCAGAATCTTAGCGCAGAACTTGAGATTTGGCGTGCAAAGGCATTCACGTGGGAAGTGTCCGAAAAGTTGGATGGTTCTTCAATGACCGTCTACTTCAACGACGGTAAGTTTGGTGTATGCTCACGTAACTGGGCCCTGCGTGAAACAGAAGGTAATACTCTTTGGAGTGTTGCACGTAGGTACAACCTTGAAGAACTATTGACTAATTGTGGACGCAATCTTGCATTGCAAGGTGAACTGATCGGTGAGGGCATCCAAGGTAACCCGTACAAGCTGAAGGGTCAAGATTTCTTCATTTTCGATATCTACGATATTGACAAGAAGGAGTACATGAAGCCTACTAACCGCAGGGCGTTTGCTCAATCTCGCGGTCTTAAGCATGTCCCAGTCTTTAAGGCTGAGCATGTAATTACTGAAACAATGGAACAATTGTTGAAGGGTGCTGAAGCTAAGTCTGTTCTGGGAGATATTACTGGTCCTGAACAAGAAGGATTGGTCTACAAGTGCAATGAGTTTGAACCCTCATTCAAGGCAATCTCTAACAAGTTTTTGCTTAAGCACGGTGGATGAGTAACACACTCTAACTTTTAGGGGACTTCGGTCCCCTTTTTTCCTTTGTTGTTGCTATATGCACAAAATAATAGTATAATTACAATTATGATTCCACAAACGAGAGAACACCTAATCTATTTCATGCAATGCGGAATGATAAGGCTTAGTAAGTATGATCTAAGGTTCATTCAAAATATGCAGGTATTGACCAAGTTTACCACTAACCAAGTTACGTTATTTGAAAAGTTGGTTGTAAAATATAAAAGGCAATTGGATAAGCATGGAATAACAAGTTCTTTAATTTCTACTCTTCCGTGGACTACTGAGATAGTCAATAGTGATCCAAAGTTTACTGAGGCACATATTCTATTAGAGGATGGTCACATCATATTCAAATCACCCTTCAGTAAAAAATTCTTAGAATCTTTTTCTAAGGTAGAATATAATTCTTTCAAATGGATGAAGCAGGAGAAGTATTACAAGTCTCCTTTCAGTACATATGCACTGAAAGTAATAGTAGAAAAGGCTCACCTTTTCTACCCCATAGTCAATTATTGTCCTATAGTGGTATCACTGTTAAATACAGTTAAGCAATATGATGCTTTATATTGGAATCCTACCCTAGTAAAAATTGGAGATAGGTTCATGATTGCTGCTACAAACGCCTATTTAGATGAAGCGATAAAAGACATTGTACTAACTGATTCTATAGAATCATTGTCTAAGCTAGCAGCACACGGTGTAACTATACATAGTTCAATAACGCAAGGAAACCCTATGCTAGAACTTGCCTCTAACTATTTGATTGATGTTGATTTTAAATATATTGATGAGTTTATTGAATTCTTAGTTCACCTGAAATGTGACGGGGTGCGATTGACAGGTGGAGGTATCGGTATACCATACAAGAAGATATTCTTACACAAGCTTCAAGAGGCAGGCGTCGAAGTGTCCGATGACTTGAGTGACTACAATAATCCCATATTGGTTTCGTTATCTTCAGGTCATGATCCTAGAGATACGAAAGCGATAAAGGTTGTGAAATTAAAGAACTCATTGCCCATAAATATACGATAAGACTAAATGAAAAAAGTAAAAATAATTGTTAAGGACGAAGTCAATGTAAAGCTAGAGGGTCTAGAACTAGCTGATAGAAAAACATTGATGAAGATGTTTGAGTTTGAGAAGCCTGGCGCAAGGTATCTTCCGTCAGTAAGGCTTGGTAGGTGGAACGGTAAGATAAGCTATTTTAGTTTAGGTGGTACTACGTTCATTAACTTACTACCTGAGATCCTTCCCCTACTAGATCAAGCCGGCTATGACATTGAGTTAGAGGACCTTCGTACTTATAAGACTACCTTTAGTTTCAATCAGGTCACTGAGGATACACTTGCATCTTTCACATGGCCAAAAGGGCATCCTAAAGCAGGTGATAGCATCAAACTACGTGACTATCAAGTAGAAGTGATAAACACATTCTTATCCAATCCACAATCTATTCAAGAAGTAGCAACAGGTGCCGGTAAGACTATTACTACAGCAGCATTGAGTTATTCGATTCAAGAATACGGGCGCAGCATTGTTATCGTTCCGAACAAAAGTCTGGTTGTACAAACAGAAGAAGATTATAATAACGTAGGGCTTGACGTTGGTGTATACTTTGGTGACAGAAAAGAATGGGGTAAGAAGCATACTATCTGTACCTGGCAATCACTCAACAATTTATTAAAGGATACACAATCAGGTGATGCAGATCATAGCATTCAAGATTTTATCGAGGATGTAGTTTGTGTTATGGTTGACGAGGTGCATATGGCTAAGGCTGATGCATTAAAAACATTGCTTACAGGTGTGTTCAGTCATGTACCTATTCGATGGGGACTAACTGGTACTATCCCCAAAGCAAAGTATGAAGCAATGTCTCTGTATATCTCATTAGGTAATGTTGTAGGCAAATTAAGTGCAAGCGAATTACAGGAAAAAGGTGTACTCGCTCAATGCCATGTAAACATTGTGCAATTAAAAGACGATGTAGAGTTCACCAACTATCAAAGCGAATTAAAGTACCTCACTGAGGATCCTAAACGGTTAGATGCAATCGCAACATTGATTGACAAGATCAAAGATAGCGGTAACACATTGATACTTGTAGATAGAATTGGTGCAGGGAAGGAACTACAACGTAGGTTAAGTGACTTGTTTAGCCTATTGAAAGATGCACCTGACGTAGCGTTTGTTAGTGGTGAGATGAAGCTAACTGAGAGAAAAGAAGAATATGATGAAGTTGCAACTGCCAGTAAAAAGATTATTGTGGCGACTTATGGCGTGGCCGCAGTGGGCATTAATATCCCTAGGATTTTTAACTTGGTTCTTTTGGAACCCGGAAAAAGCTTTGTTAGAGTTATCCAAAGTATTGGACGAGGCATTAGAAAAGCTGAGGACAAGGACTTCGTCCAAATCTGGGATATAACAAGTTCATGTAAGTTTGCTAAAAGACATTTGACTCAGCGTAAAGTTTTTTACAAGGAAGCAAACTATCCATTTGACTTGGAAAAACTAACATACAAGTGATATAATATAAACATGAGAATTCTTACCCTTGACAACACATTCTACAATCTAGAGACATTACCAGACGAGATCGATGATCTCCGCTTTGCTATACTGGACAATAGTAATACTCAAAATGTAGACTACCATTATATACCATTGATCTTTTTAGAATCATTCAGCGCCCCTGCGTTAGTCTTACGAATTGGTAATACTACAATAAAGATGCCAGTTGATTGGCAGATATTGATTGGAGAAAAAGATCACGGTGACCTAGAGACATTGCCCCTAACTAGTATCAACGATAGGGGCTTTAGTGCATTTGAGTTCAACCCGCTTACATCATTCAGCCCAAGCTTTCAACCTATTGAAATCGTAGATATCTATCATGATGTTACGTGGTACGCTCCTCGATTAAAGAACGGACAGTTTCTATGTGTGCCCATTGACGATGATGAAAAGCCCAGATGCGTTTACTTCGTCAAAGAGATTAGTAGAAACTGTGAGATTGTAGATTACTCTCAAGCATTTTAATATGGCAACTAAAAAAGCAGCAACACCCGCTGATGAGAAATTTCAAAAGCAAGACTTTGACTTATTTGAAGCATTAGCTGCATTAGATAAGAAAGACTATGGGTACTATGATAGGTTGACTGAGGAGCAGCAACGAAAGTTCGTTCCCTTTATGATGATTCATTGGATGAGTGCAATAAAAGGCAGTGAAGGTCTAGCACGATATTATGTGATGAGTACATCAGAATATGCCAACAAGTATCTATTCAACGAGTATGTACAAAAACATCCCAAGCTGCAATGGCTTATGCTATGTGCAGCTAGTCCGGGCTTGGGTAAACAATTTCATCAATGGATACCTCATATTAGTGCAGGGGTGAGTAAGCTTAAAGCACCTGCAAAAGCAAAAGAGATTAGAGAATACTACACTAAGATATATCCTAAAGCCGATAGTGAGAGCATACAGGCAATAACTGAGGCATTTGTAGTAGAACAGAAAAGAAAAATGCAGCTTAGTGAAATGTTTCCTAATTTGAAACTATCCGACATTGAAACGCTAAATCAGATTGTAAGTGATGAAGATATCGCTCAGTACGAAGAAGACCGAGGCAACTAACAAGCCAATGTTCAGTTGTGAATTCTGTAAGCGTGAATTCTTACGGGAATCAACTATCCTAAAGCATATATGCGAATATAAGCACAGGTGGTTAGAAAAGGATCGTCCACCTAACAGGATAGGATTCCAATCATGGTTACAGTTTTACAAGAAAAATTCTGCCAGTAAGAAGCAAAGGACTTATGAAGAATTTATCAAGTCTGCTTACTACACTGCCTTCATTAAATTTGGACTCTATTGTATAGATGCCAGTGTCATTAACGTAAGTAGATTTGTTGATTGGTTAGTCAAGAACCAAGTCAAAATTGATACTTGGAATACTGATACAAGCTATACTAAGTTTCTGATTGAGTACATGCGTGATGAGGATCCATTGGATGCGATTGCACGTAGTATAGAAACCACTATTACACTATCCGAGGCAGACCGAGTGCAGTCTAATGATGTATTGCGTTATGGTAACAGAAATAGAATTTGTCTTGCTATAACTACGGGCAAGATTAGTCCATGGATGTTATATCATAGTGATAGTGGTAAGAAGTTCTTAGATGAGCTTGATACTACGCAAGTCAAGATGATTATTGACTATATAAATCCTGAGCAGTGGGCTATCAAGTTCAAGCGTAATCCCGATCAAGTCAAGCAAGTTAAGGAACTGTTAGATGCCGGTAGTTATTAAGTATGAATGTAGTATTAAGTGGTAGAGATAACAAAGAGATTTTTAATATCCTTTCAGAGCTAAAGGAACACAAGCTATATGCAAATACAGATTTTGAATTTAGATTTGAGCAAGCAGTGTATGATGCACACTGGGAACTAATACAAGATAAGAGGACAACTTTTACCTTTAAGGATCCTAAAGTTGCTACTTGGTTTGCACTACTATGGAATTAGATTGGTATGATCTTAGGGGCGACGGTTGGAAAGGTACACAACCTGGATGGTACGAACACGTAATCGTATTCAATAACATCCATGATGGTAATAATGTGCATGAAAATATTGTGTACTGGCTATATGACACTATAGATAAACCTGAAAGACATGCACGATGGGCTAGATTTCCGGGATCCATGAAAATTAAGTTTAGATATGAACGAGACTATTTGTTATTTCTGTTGAGGTGGGCATGATAGAATACATTGTAGATAAATGGTTAACCTGGCGCACTGGAAATGACAAGGAAACTCGCATATGGCTTAAGTGGGAACAAGAAACTATTGTTCATCGTGCCAGTACAATTGAAAACATGTTTATGAACTTCAAGTACATAATACCAGTTTCTACTCAGATATTCAATCACGTTGAACCGTTTGGATGGCATCCTACGAAAGAATTTCGTGAGTATCTGTATCCTAGCCGAGAGTTAGGTCTCAACGCGGTCTATTATTTTGCCCGAGGATATAGAGATACGTGGGACGGTAAGTTTCATCTTTGTGATTTGCGCCACGAACAGGATCAAGTATTTGTAGCAACTAATAATGAGGTAGATGCTATAATGATATCATTGAGGTGGGCATGATCGATCATCACTTAAAGATTACTGATAATTATATTACTGTAAATAGAAATCGGGTAGACCTTTACGAAGTAATCGATTGGACTAAAAAGAATTGCCCGCATTATATCACAAATGATTATCATAGAAAACATCATGGAAATGATCACGGAAATGATTTGGTTGATTTTTTCTTTATTGATGCTGATCGCGGTAAGAAAGAAATGGCATGGTTTATATTAAGATGGTCTTAAAATTATGTTTAGTCCCTACTATTGGAATACATACGGTGTGAAGATCGCGCTACGTTTTGTGAATAAATTATGGTGGAAGTTCATGCCGGGTACAATAATCAAAGTACGATGGCCAGTTGGGCCAGTTGAAATTTGGCATGATGATGGTGGATACGAATGGTATGAAGAAAGCGCAGATCCTAACGATCACTATCGTCCATGGATGGAAGAAAAAGTAGGTAAGCAGGGTTGGGATTGGGATTGGTCGATGACAGACAATGACATAGCAGATAATTGCTTAACTGTAAAATTTCGTAAAGGTAAAGAACAATATGCTATACTAGCAGCAGTTAGATGGTCATGAATATCTTGGTTGATACATGGTGGCGCGATCAGTTTTGGTTTTGGTGTGAGAAACACGGGGTAACTCCTGAGTATCAAGGCACTACTGATAGCAGAGATACCTGGTATATAAATGACGAGAAGATTTTGGTGCTAGCAAAATTGAGATGGGAATGAAGTTTATTAAATTAGATAGTAGAGTGTTACTGATATCGGATTATAATTTCTATGCCCAACAGGAAGAAGAAATTGATGAATGGTTGTATCAAACATTTGATTGCCATCCCAGACAAGGAATGACGATTACGTTTAGGAACGAAAAAGAAATGTTGCTTTTTTTATTGAGGTGGGAATGAACGAATTATTTATTGATAAGTCTATGGAGCAAGAGTTTGCAGATAGGATGGCGTATCAGATGCAGCAGGAAATAGATTGGGGAATACTGGCTGACATGTTTATAAATATGGGTTGGGTTAAGACAACTTTTGATCCATATATGGAATCTGCTAAATCTAATGCCATGACGAATTGGTTAAAGGATAATTGCACTGGCTCATACAAAACATTAGGGTCGCAGTTTATCTTTGAAAAGGAACAAGATTTAATCATGTTCACTCTAAGATGGTTATGAAGGATATTATGTGAATAAAGTTAAAGCAGATTTAGAAACGGGTCCGGGGTATGTAGTTGCAGAACGATTAATACCAGAACCTCTTATCGATGCTATCGTATCAAAATTAGATACGCTACATCCTGTAAGAGCTTCTAGCTCAGGTAAAAAATATGCAGAACGAGATGAGATAAAGAACTTACCTGATATTGCAGTATGGTGGAGCCAGACTGTTATGGATTGGCCTGAAGTAGTAGAAATCTCATCAATGATTAAAGAACTAGTCACTCCTTACCTAGCATCTGCTGAATTATACTCTAGTGATATAGTTGTAATCGAACCCAATAGTCAATGGGTTAATCCTCACATTGATACTCCTCATCGTTTCAAGCATTACAACTATGATAAGAGGTTGCTAGGAATACAAAGTATTATCGCACTATCAGATTTGGACAAGACTACTGCGGCAACTGGGTTAGTACCTGGTAGTCAGATAAAAGACTTTAATATAAATCTGTGTTATCAGGGATTTTACAATCAGTGGTTTATCCAACACTGCATACAACCTAAACTACCTAAAGGTAGTGTATTGTTTTATAACTGTAGACTTATGCATAGTAGTATGCCCAACAAAACTAATAAACAACGACCGGCACTATTACTGAATTATCTAGATAATAGTATAATTGATGATATCAAGTCTATCGATAATGTATGGAAGAGTAATCAATCATAATGACTGAAAAGATATATTGTGCGCTGACGCACACCGGAGTCTTTACTAACAATAATGGAGAAGCATTACCATGCTGTGCTTCTAGAATCAAACCAACAGGGGTAAAGATTCCTACAGAGATGCCTATCCATTTGGCACTAGAGAACAGGTTGAATGCTCCAGTTATTAAAGAAATTAGGCAAAAATTAATTGATGGTGTTTGGCCAACTGAATGTAGTATGTGCAAAACTAACGAGGATATCGGTGTCAAGTCAATGCGTCAATCGTTCAATGAATTGATTTCTGAACCTGATGTATTGAAAGCCGAACTAAAGCTAGAAGATATTAAAACGTTGCATATGGGAGTGGGCAACAAATGTAATAGTAAGTGCATGACATGCGAACCGCATTCTAGTGATCAATGGGTCCCTGAATACGAGTTCATAAACGATAGAATTTTCACTAGGAAATATGTTCCTATACTAGATCAATCAGGCGGTGTAGATGAATTAGTAAACAACTTACCTAATTTAGCTAGGATTACATTTTTAGGCGGTGAACCTACCATATCTGACAAGTATCAGGATATGCTTAATGCTTTTGTTAAAACTGGTGCTAGTAAGAATATTGATTTAGGATTCGTTACTAATCTTACTACAGTGGATGAAATGATAAACGATTGGATACAGTTTAAGTCGGTTGATATATCTGTATCCATCGATGGCTTTGGTAAGATAAATGAGTACATCAGGTATCCTATTAAATGGGAAAAGACAGTAAGTAATTTAAAATCTCTACTAGAGCATTTCGATGATAATACATTTAGAGTAGGATTAAGTCTTACCCCTAGCGTGTATAATTGCTTACATCTAGATGACATGATTAAGTTTTGGTATGATATCACTACTGAGTTTAATGCCAGGCAGATAATATCTCTTAACAAAGTTACATATCCTATTAGTGCTAGTATGCGTGTAGTGCCCATAGAATATAGAAAGCTTGGTGTTACTAATCTATTAAATCTCAAGAACGCAATAAACGATAATTTTATTCATAGTGTGATTGACTCATTGATTGTAGAGTTGGAAGAACCTGAACTACCAAACAGGGAACTTCATATAAGCCATTTGAAAAAATTCATTACTAAGTCTGACCTATATAGGCATAGAACTATCAAGGACTATATACCCGAATTGTATGATGAATTGTATACTAAGTGATATAATAAGCTATGTCATACCTCATTGATAATTTTTCTCCGATCGTCGAATATGTGGATGAGATTAAAATCAACCCATACGACACTAACAAAGTGTCATTTACTGTCAAAGGTGATCCCATTACAGTCCTGAAATGGTGTCGTAGAAATTTTGGTAACAGGGGAGACGGATGGGACTTCGTGGGAGGCACAAGAAACATTCAAGTGACTATTTGGTCTAGTAAATTAAAAGTAATGTGGGAACTGTGGCAGGAATAATATGGCATCGGATATTATGATTGATATTGAAAGTTTGGATACAAGTCCAAACTGTGTGATCTTAACGATTGGTGCAGTACGTTTTGATCCTAAAGGCATGGGTATAGCTGAAAAGATTGAGCTACGCCCGATGATTGAAGAACAGACAGAGAAATACAACAGAGTAATTAATGAAGATACACTACGATGGTGGAGTGGACAAAGCGCAGAAGCAATGGAAGAGGCTATGGGGGACTGGGGCCGTGTCTCATTTAGGGAGTGCATGGAAAAACTATACCAGTTTTGTTGGAATCGTCGCGCTGTGTGGAGTAACGGTGCTAGTTTTGACGTTGTTGCAATGGAGTCGGCATGGCGAAACTTGGACATGCGTATTCCGTGGCCTTATTATACAGTCCGAGACACACGAACTTTATATGAAATTGCAGGTGTCAGCCTTAAGGACAAAAAATATGGAAGCAAGACCACCCATAAAGCTGTAGAAGATGCTGAACATCAGGTTATTGTTGTTCAAGATGCATATCGTAAATTAATTAAAGCAGGGCTATAAGTCTCTATAAAATGTAGAATGGATTAAACAGTATGAAGATAGGATTCAATTGCAGTTCATTTGATTTGCTACATGCAGGTCACGTGACTATGCTAAAAATGGAGAAAGATTTATGCGATTATTTAATAGTTGCATTACAAGTAGACCCGACGATTGATAGACCGGGTATTAAAAACAAGCCTATTCAAAGTGTGTATGAGCGTTATGTTCAGTTGCAGGCTTGTAAGTACGTAGATGAGATTTTGGTATACAGTACAGAGTATGACTTAATGCAACTTTTGCAAACTCAGACAATTCATATTCGTTTTCTGAGTGAAGAATACTTGAATAGAGATTTCACCGGTAAGCAATGGTGTATCAACAATGGAGTCGAACTACACTATCATAAACGACAACATGATTATAGTTCTAGTGAGCTTAGGGAAAGAACCGCTAGATTAGAAAATGAAAAGAAAGCCGGATTTGACGAAGAAACTAATATCCCGCAATACTCACCTGAATTAATTAAACCAACACTATGATTACGCTAATTGGACATGGATATATCGGAGAGCATATCGCCAAAGAACTCTCTAATCAAACGCTTCAGCATCAGTGGATTAGTCACACTGATGAAATCCCCGATGAGACTACTGTGATTATTAATGCTGCTGGTTATACTGGTAGCCCTAATGTGGATGCGTGTGAGATACACAAACAAGATACTATCGACGGTAATGTCGTTTGGCCATTGCAACTAGAACACCGATTCCCTGATACTCCCGTAGTGCATATCAGTAGTGGGTGTATATATACCGGATATACATTTGGTGGTTGGACAGAAGAAGAAAAACCTAACTTTGATTTTAATAATGGTAGCTTTTACAGTGGGTCGAAAGCTTTGGGTCAAGAAGTATTGATGCCCTATCTTAAAACTAAATCATATCTATTGCGTATTCGTATGCCGTTCGGTGATGAAGATCATCCTAAGAACTTTTTAACAAAAATGAAAAACTATAAAAAGTTGATTAGCTATGATAACAGTCTTAGTTATGTTCCTGATGTTGCTAAGGTAGCGGTACATTTTGCTACAGTAAAACCCGAACCTGGGATTTACAACGTGTGTAATCCAGGATACTCTAATGCAAGAGAGATTATAAAAATGATGGGTATTCACAAAGAATGGTTCACCGAAGAAGAATTCAAACAGGCAACAGTAGCACCCAGAAGCAATTGCATATTAAGTACTAACAAGTTACAATCAATATTCCCCATTCAAGATGTTGATACTGCATTACGCAAAGCAATAAATGAAATTTAAATCAGATATTGATATTGACTTTGGGGACAGAGAAAAAGTTCTGTCCTTAATTAGTTATATTCCTTCTGCAATGCGTAAGGTAAACCCTATACGAAAACACGCAACTGGAGTTCATGTAACTGAAATCCCATATGATCCAGTATATGACATGGCTGCAATTGATTATGCTGAGGCAGAGTCACGTGGTTATTTTAAATTAGACTTATTGAATGTCCATGTTTACAATCAGGTCCGAGACGAGCATCATCTGATTGATCTAATGAGAGAACCTGATTGGACAAGACTAACTAACCCAGATTTTGTTGAGAAGCTAATTCACTTGGGTAGTCAGTATGCTAATGTACGTAGAATGCCTGAGCCCATTGATAGTATTCCTAGACTTGCTATGTTCTTAGCAATCATACGCCCGGGAAAGAAACACTTGATAGGGAAGACTTGGAAAGAAGTTTCGAAAACTGTATGGGATAAAGATCATACCGGATACACATTCAAGCGTTCGCATTCCTGTGCCTACGCACATTTAATAGTTGTTCATATGAATTTGTTAGAAGAAACTACGGTAATCGTTTAACTAGCGTAATACTACGCCTCTTAGACCTACGTTTATGTAGTTCGTTCATACTAGTAATAGGTCCGTGTAGTATAGTTAGGCTTTTGTTTGTAAATGTTCTAAGATATGGTTTGAATCCAGACCAGTCTTCTTTAAGAAAGAGATTTATTGGTATAAGACGATTGCTTTCCCACCACCAAATGTCTCCTAGCTCTAAAAATCTAGCCCTAGATTCTATTTCAATTATAGCGCCATAATCGTATATAGTAGTAACATTATCATCACGATTTTGAACGATGCCCACATAATCTTGGTTGGCATAGGAACATACAGTTATGAACGGGTGTGTTTCACTAAGTTTTCTAAAGAACTCTTTTTGTGGCATTATGTCTATATCAAATATCATTTATTTAATCGGGTTAACCCGAACTTAATAATTTAATATTTAGGAGCTAAATACTAGAAAGGACCACATCTGTGTACACGACCGCAGTTTTTGTTTATACCCAACGCCAAATCGTTGTATTGTTATCCGGTAACTCAGTGAGGAGATATATGCCAGTTTATGCAAAACCCCTGACCCTACACAAAGGGGTCGATAATATGATTCAGTTTCAATTTTTAAATCAGGAACAGAAGCCAGTGGATATTACTGGAAAAGAAATATCTTGTCGCATTATAAGTTACGACGGATCTGAAGTTTTATTTAGAAAAGCATTGACTCCGCAATTTGCGGCAAACGGCATAGCAGCATTAATAACCAATGCAGCAGACCTAGAAGATATTGATGCACAGCAAGGTCATTATTCATTAGAAATACCAGTGGGAGATTTTGATTTTCCGGTATTCGTAGATCAGAATGCGGGCGCCCGTGGGGATATGAACATAGTTAATTCCGTACTACCAGCATTCATACCTTCATCTCATATTACTATCCCTACCGGGCAACCCTTTCCTAACTTAGATTCTAACAACAGTATTGCAAATGCATTACCTAATGCTAATACCTATTACACTAGTGTAATTAATACTGAAGATAATCCTATACTGTCTATACAAGCACATTACACACAGTTTAATGGAGATGTGACTATTGAAGGATCAACTATTGTGAGTGGTGATTGGTATCCTATTACTACAACTACATACTCTAACGTGACAGACACGTTCGGGTATACAGTCAGAGGATTCCATCCATATGTCCGCATGGTGTTTACTAGTAACACTGGCGCAGTTACCAACATATTAGCAAGATAAAGTACCAACAACATTGTAAGTTGATACATACTATGTTATACTCATAGTATGTTTGATATTCTGTCCGTAATTCCGGGAAGGAAAAAGCTCACACAAAGTGGTTGGCATAGCTTCAACGCTATCTGCTGTGGGCACCTCGGGCATCGTCCGGACAAGAGAAGCCGTGGTGGAATAAGAATAGATGGTGATAATTGGTCCATGCACTGCTTTAATTGTGGGTTCAAATGTGGATTCACGCTAGGTAAAAGCTTAACAAAAAATACCAGAAATTTATTAACTTGGTGCGGAATTGATGAGCAGCAGATACAACGATGGAATTTAGAAAGTCTGCAACATAAAGACCTATTAGATTATGTCAAGATAAAAAAACAAAAACTTAAGATTAAGTTTAACGAGCATGTTCTACCCGAATGCGAACCAATAGATATAGACAATCCACTGCACAAAGTATATGTTGATTATCTGCAATCTAGGTCGATAAATGTTAGTGACTATTCTTTCTATGTGACTCCTAACGATTCAGGCAGACAAGGGAATCGTATTATAATTCCGTATACATATCAGAATAAAATTGTAGGTCACACAAGCAGGTTCCTAGATAATAAGATACCTAAATATATCAACGAGCAACAACCTGGATATGTGTTTGGTATTGATTTTCAGAAGCCTGAGTGGGCAGTATGTATTTTAGTAGAAGGTATATTTGACGCACTAAGCATAAATGCGTGTGCTTTGACTCATAATACAATCAATGATGATCAAGTGCAGTTGCTATCAAGTCTCAACAAAAGAATCATATTTGTCCCCGACCGCGACAAGACTGGATTAGAGACATGCGATAAGGCATTGGAGTTAGGATATAGTGTAAGCATCCCTAATTGGGATGAAGATATAAAAGACGTAAATGATGCAGTAGTAAGATACGGTAAACTGACTACCCTATTAAGTATCTTGCAGAGTGCAACAACAAGTAAAATTAAGATAGAATTACAGAGGAAAAAAATTGGCAAGCAAAACAGATTCTAAGAAACAAATAGAGTACACTGCTGACGTACAAAAACTGTTTTTACGGATGATGTTGACTAACGCCGAGTTATATACTCGGGTTATGAACATTATGAATAGTGAGAACTTTGACAAATCTCTGCGCCCAGTCGCAGAAATGTACAAGGAACACACTGACAAATACAAGGTTATCCCTGATCAGACACAGATTCAAGCAATGACAGGGGTAAATATTGAACCTATTCCTGAAATGAATGAAGGTCATCAGGAGTGGTTCTTAGATGCATTCGAAGCATTTACTAAGAGGCAAGAGCTAGAACGTGCCATTCTCAAAGCAGCAGATATGCTCGAAAAGGGTGAGTATGGTCCTGTAGAAAAGCTAATCAAGGATGCGGTTCAGATTAGTTTACAGAAGGATATGGGTACTGATTACTTTTATGATCCTAAAGCACGTATCAACAAATACTTCAATGCAGGTGGCCAAGTAAGTACTGGATGGCCGCAGATGGATAAGATTCTTTATGGTGGCATGAGCCGCGGTGAATTGAATATATTTGCAGGAGGTTAAGGATCAGGTAAGAGTTTGGTCATGATGAACCTCGCACTGAATTGGTTACAATTAGGTATGAGCGGTGTTTATATCACATTGGAATTGAGCGAAGAATTAACATCGTTGCGTACTGACGCGATGTTAACTGGTGCAGGAACTAAAGCAATTCGTAAAGACATTGACACGACCGATCTTAAAGTTAAGATGATGGGCAAAAAAGCAGGTAAATATCGTGTCAAAGGCCTCCCGGCACAAAGCAATGTCAATGATATTCGCGCTTATTTAAAAGAAGTGCAGATACAGACAGGGATAAAAATCGATTTTGTTATGGTAGACTATCTAGACTTGGTTATGCCAGTATCAGTAAAAGTCAATCCCAATGATCAGTTTATCAAAGACAAATATGTTGCAGAAGAATTGCGTAACTTAGCAAAAGAATTAGGTATTCTATTAGTTACTGCATCACAGTTGAATCGTTCAGCAGTCGATGAAATAGAATTTGATCATAGTCATATCGCAGGCGGTATTTCAAAAATCAATACAGCAGACAATGTGTTCGGTATCTTTACTAGTCGCAGTATGCGCGAACGCGGCAAGTATCAAATGCAGTGTATGAAGTCACGCAGTTCTACTGGTGTAGGTCAGAAAATTGACTTGGACTATGACATTGAAACTATGCGTATCACTGATGAAGATCCTGATGGCTATGCAGAGCAGCAAGCTAAGTATAAACCTAGTCCCAGTCCATCTGATTTAATGAATAGACTAAAACCTCAGTCAACGTTGGCTTCTACTGATCCTATAATTGATCAACAGACTGGGGAAATACTACAACCTGCAGAAAAGAAGGTTGTAGCAGACGTTCAGAATTCAAAACTAAAAGCACTCCTTAATTCATTAAAGAAGTGATAATCTAAAAATCGCATAAATACTTATAGGATAATTTTATGCAAAAGCAAACTCGCTCCCTTTTGGAAGAATTAGAAGCTATTGGTAATAACCGTGACATGACTCACGTTATTGAAAGCCGTGCCCACAACATTATTACCAGTGCTATCAATCTAATTGAACTTATCAGCAAACACTATGATAAGAATACCTCTGAGATTCTTGAAAGAAAACTTTTAAGTGCTATCAAAGGACGGGACCAGGCTAGATTTTCCAAAAGTATAAGGAAAAACCATGAAACTGAATGATTTAAAAGAGCATCGCCGACTAGATGAAAAGTTAGCTGATTGGGTAGGTAACTACGGCGCAGCCGCATTAAAACAGTTGGGTAATAGAATTACAGGTGACCCTGAAGGTCATGCTTCTATTGCGGATAAACACACTAAAGAACGTTTCGTTAACAATTTTTTAGGTAGAGCATACGCTTCTCTTAATGCAGAAATTGAAAGCGGCCGCGTTGATCCAGGACTACGCTCATCAACAGGAGCTAGCCCTGCTGCTGCGCCCACTGCGGAACCAGCAGCACCGGCTTCTACTGCACCGACCGCATCTGGAGCTGCCCGCCCTTCCGGGTCTGCTAAAGTTGCCCCCGGAGATGCAAAAGCTCCTGGTTATACTCAGAGACAGACTAATCAGAACATCAATAATTATGTTCGTGGTATGGCTTCTACCTTGAATAAAGAAACTGATAGAAATAAAAAAATTGCCTTAACCAAAGAATTAATTAATTTTATGGCTGACCGCAAAGGATATCCTGAGTGGGAAAATGCAGTAGCAACCGCTAAATCGATTCTTCAAAAAAATCAAGCCGGCGGCAATATGATTAGGGCCTTGCAAGGTGGACAAAGAGTTTCTGAAGCATGGAACGTATATTGGATTAACAAACTTCTAGAGTCTGTAAATCTTACATGGAAAGATGTAGGACTAACATTACTAAAAGAGAATAAAAAGAACGGTAAGTATATTATTGCTGAAACAAAGTTCTATAAGTTAAACAACATTTTTGAAAGTGTATTGACTGAAGCAGAAACAATTGGACAGTTTATGAAACGTTGGTTACCTACATACATGCGCGGCACTGATATGTCAGACCAACATACTCAAAATTTAATACAAAAAGTTGAAGATACTTATCCTAGAGACAAAGGTCAAGAAGCAATGAAGCAGTTAGCTACTGCTGCATATGCTGCATCATATGCTCCTGGGTATAGTGGCGATAGCGCAGGTGCTGCCCCAGGTGGCGCAGGTGCTGCCCCAGGTGGCGCAGGTGCTGCCCCAGGTGGCGCAGGTGCTGCCCCAGGTGGCGCAGGTGGCGGCGCGGTAAAAACAAGTGCAGATCAATTGATCAGTTCTATCAGATCCGGGCTAGCTAAATTAAAAGCATTAGATCCGGCAACTTACTCTAAATTTGTAAAAGAATTATCAGGTGGGTCATCAGCATCTACGACCTCAACTGCTCCGTCAACAGGACCAGCAGCAGAACCAGCAAGTAGTACGGAAGTACCGTCAACAGTATCATCACCCGCTCCTAAGTCAGGATTACCTAGACCAGCAGCTAGACCAGCACTATCTGGCCCTGCTACCGAAGTAGGAGATACTAGTTCTACTGGAGGATCAACATTCTCTTCACCTGGTGTTACTCGACACAAATCAGCAGGTGGCCGCGAAGAAATGCAACAACGTGCAAGAGCAGCAGCAGATGCCGCTAAACAGGCACGCGCTGCATCACAAAGAAAAGGTTTACCTACAACAAGACCCGTTCTACCCAATGCCGCTGCACCTAGGTTGAAGTAATATGAATTTATCTGAATCAATTGCACGAATTCGTGACACCTTAGAAGTATTATCCGAACCGGTAAGGCTCATACAGGAGGATAAAGGTCACTTAGATCATCCCGAAGATTTGATATTTTTAGGTGGTTCTCAAGGCGCTGCCCGCGCAATACAGGCATCACAAGATACTGTTGCAAATCCTACTAAGGTTACTATTAAATGGGACGGCTATCCTGCTCTTATTTTTGGTCGAGGGTCTGATGGTAAGTTTTCTATCATGGACAAGCACATGTTCAATAAGAAAGATGGTACTGGTAGACAGGTATATAGTCCTGAGCAGTTTATGCAGTATGATCAGGCCCGCGGTGTCGATAGAAGTCAATTGCACCAACTTATTGCTAGTATTTGGCCCGGATTAGAGAAGGCTGATAATAGTAAAGGTTATTATTGGGGAGACTTACTGTTTAGTCAACCTTTAAAAGAACAGGGTGGTTTATACAAATTCAAAGCTAACCCTAATGGTATTGCATATACAGTAGATGCAGATAGCGAAGTGGGTAAGTTCTTAACAGGTAAGACAGCAGGGATAGTTGTACATCAATATATTCCGCCTGATGCTCCTTCTACAGATAATGCATCGCCTTTAGACGGTGGAATCGGCGCATTAAAGAACAATAGTGATGTTGCTATTGTTCCTGCTAAAATGCCTATAACTCCTAATCTAAAATTGAATGCAGGACTAGCAAAGAAAGCACAAGCAGCCGTTCAAAAATATGGTGCCGCAGTTGATCAATTGATGGATACAGCACCCCAAGCTAGAAATACTTTCAATCAATTGTTTACAACATACATTAATAAGCGTATTGTACAAGGAGACTTAACTGATCTACTACCCGGGTTCATGGAATACGTACAGACCAGACCAATGACAGATACGATGCGTAGTAAAATAACTGCACATTTACAACAAAATATGGCAGGCTTAAAAGGTGCATTTGAAATTTGGGTAGCTATCTACAATTTAAAAATGTCTATTGTAGATCAGTTAAATAGGGCTGCGGAAGCTAGTCCAGTTAAAGGTTATCTACAAGACGGAACACAGACTCAAGAAGGATTTGTCAGCAATGGCCTAAAATTTGTTGACAGAATGGGCTTTAGCCGTCAGAATTTGGCTGGAAGACAGTAGCCAAAACCAGTATTTTTTTGTGCCAGGAATAAATACATTTAGAGCTTATGCTCACAACTTAAAAGGAATTTTATCATGGCACAATTTACAAGAGTTAACGGCGACTTTCAGCCACTAATTAACTATGACGCATTCAGCTATACAAATAGCGGCGTAAACACAGCTACTTCTGCTGCAACCGTACAACCACAAGGTCCTAAACTAGACTTCTTCACGATCACTGCTACTGGTGCTCTAACACCTACACAACTAGCAACCGTGTTCCGTACTGTTGAGCAATTAGCAACTGTACACATCTATGAGTACACTGATGACACAAATGACACAGTTGCTCTAGCATTGTACCCAGTTGGTGGATGGACTACTTCTGGTATCGACGCTGCACTAGTGCTAGCTGGTATCACTGGTACTACAACTACAGCTACTGCTACATTCACTGGCTAATCTTTTTTAGCTTAAATAAGCCCGAGATTTATTCTCGGGTTTTTTTATGCCTATAAATACTTGCATGAGCTTTCGGATAACATGTCATACATTATTTGATATAACACAAACAGGCGTGTTAAATCGTGCTAGACCTGCGTCTGAAGAAAATGTTGCTCAGTGGATTTACAAAAGAAACACCCAATGTAACTTTGACACAATATTACAAGTTGTGTCCTTACGTTCACAGCCTGAAGAAATAACGAAACCTGAGAAAATTGAAATACGATTCGATGACTTTGAGAATTTTGGTTTTTTGTTCGCACAGGTAGAAAATGAAACATATCCTTGTTGGAAATTTAGTTTCGCTATTCAACATCCTAGTGTGTTCGATGACGGAATAAATGAGTTAGGTGCATTGTATCGAGATTGTGATGGTGTACCTATGATTCTCTGTGATACAGAATGGAGTAAGTTACCTGCATTCTTGGATGTATCACCGGAGCTTAAAAATATTTACTTTGTGGTGCAAAATGACTGACGATAAACTTACTGCTAAAATTTCTAGCTTTCTTACCAGAGAATTCTTTAAAGTATCTAATATTGCTATTATAAAGAATGATGATGGTAGCTATGAATTCTTTAATCGATATAGTATTAGTGAAAATCCAGCTGGGTATAAAGTAGAATCAAGATATAATTCTGAAATCAGATATTTTGCATCATTGAAAAATGCGGTTACTTGGTGCATTTTTGAGAACAGAAATAAATTCACACAAGCAAAACGCATTGAATATTTGGATCAGATGATTAGTGGTAACGAGACAGCAATTGATCTACATAAAAAACTCATAAGAAAATCACAAAACTTAGAGCATAAATTAATTTATATCGCTAAACTAAGTGAAGAACAGATTAGAAAGAAGCAGATGGTACAGGAAATGGCATCTTATATCGCTGAGTCTAACACATGGCAAACTAGAAAGTTTGCTACGAAATGATAAATAATAGATAACGTTTGGAATAACACTATGAAACTAACCGATTTTGATAAAAATAATTTTGCTCCTAAAGCACTGCAGGAGACCTATAAAATGTCGTTTGACGTTTCCAGAATGTCACAGATGGAAACCAAAACGATGCTTAAGAAGGTTAGAACTCTTGCTATGGAAGCTAAACAGTCAGATAGCTTTTATAAGAATCAAACCAATCCAGCTTATATGAAATTGGTCTTCATGGAAGAAGCATTGGTTAATCACTTTAATCAATTAGCATCACAACCTAAAACACGTATTGTCTTTGAGAACGAAGAAGTCGAGAAGTCTCAGGTTATATTAGCTGCCCAAGACCTTTGCGATAGCATTCAAAAAATGCTTGAGGATGTTGGTCAGATGCAAGTTAAAGAATTACCTGCTCTTTCAGATAGCATCGAATCTGAGATTGGTGTAAATGAAGCACAGGCTTACAATGAACAAGTTTCCACACAGCTAGACGCATTGAGCGCAGCATTGAAAGAAGCATTCACCCAGTTGAAATCTGCTAGAGATTCCATAACTCCTCAGGGAGCGGGCTCTTTTACTGAACCTGCTGCGGACATGGGTGCTGATTTAGGCGCTGATATGGGTGCCGAAGCTGGCGCTGATATGGGTGCTGATTTAGGCGCTGATATGGGTGCCGAAGCTGGCGCTGATATGGGTGCTGATTTAGGCGCTGAAGAAGAACCCGAACTACAAGCAACCGGATCTGTTGGTCGCGCCAAGAGATAAGTAATGCGACTTTACGAGTTTGCAAATGTTGATCCGATGGTTACTAAATTAGTAGCAGTATCGGATCAACTTAAATCTGACTTGGATAATGGTGAAGCCGATCCCAATATGTCGGTTCCTGAGTTCTTGCATTACCTTAAAAAATTTGATATCATCTTAGACAAGACAGACTTGTATGATATGATAAAGACAATGCCACTTAATAAACTTATCACTAATATTCAGGGTGACAAGATTGTATTCAAAGATTTTTCTGACCCTGAAGCACCTCCTGAAGAAGAAGGTCAAAAAGTCGTAGCCGGTATGGCCCAACAAGCAGCCGGTCAATTAAACAAATGATTACTGCAACTGATAACGCAGTTAAAAAAATCAAACAACAGCTACAGAAAAGAGGAAAAGGATTGGGTATCCGTGTAGGTGTAAAAACTACTGGGTGTTCTGGCTTAGCCTATGTGATGGAATTTGTTGACAATTCTAGTGATATAGATTTTATATTAGAATGTGACGGGTGTGCTATATACATAGACCCCAAGAGTACTCCTTACCTGCAAGGTTTGACTATTGATTATGTCAGACAGGGACTTAACGAAGGGTTTGAATTCATAAACCCTAACGAAAAAGACCGATGTGGGTGTGGGGAAAGCTTTAGAATTTAATGGATATAACACATTTAGTAGTCAATGGATGTAGTTGGACTTATTGTCAAGGACTAGATGATCCAAAAAGTCAAGGTTGGCCTACACTTGTAGCCAATGCATTAGGTTTGCCTGTAGTAAATCTAGCAGCGCCGGGCTCTGGTAATGATGGTATTCATAGAAGATCATACGAATACTTTTTTGAAGATTTGCAACATGGTAGCAAACCTTTATATATTATTGCTTGGTCACAGATATGGCGAAGAGAAGCGTGGTGTAGAAAATACTATAATAATCGTATGAGTAATGATTATCACGGGATAGCTATGCCCAACAACAATCCAGAAAATCATTATGAATATGCACTGCTTGATAATTGGAGCGAAGAGGATTTTTATAGAAAAACAATGCTATATAAACTTTCTCTAGACTCAATGTTTAAAGCATACAGCATACCTTACATATCTTCACATTTTTCCGACGAGTATTGTCCAGAAGAAGATAATGTTAGTAAGAAGTTTTCAAATGCACATAAGTTAATCTCTACTTTTCATGTAGATTCATTTCAAGATATATCTAGACCGTATCCTAAGACCGCATGCGGTCATGAAGGTGTAGAATCTCAGCAAGTGTTAGCTAAGTATATTGTTAAGATATTGAATGAAAAATTTGGCACAATAAACCCCATAAGCAGTGCATTTATGGATTTAAAAGAGTATAATAAGATCAGAGACACGTCCGGTGAAGTCACTAGACACGAATGGGCTTAATATGTATACTCCAACTAAATTCAATTATATAAACATCAATAGAGAAACAATAAACGGTGAGCGTAGATACGCAACACCAGACGGTGAGAAATTACCTAGTGTAACTACTATACTAGACGCTACTAAATCAGAAGAATCTAAAAAGGCGTTAAACGAATGGCGCAAACGAATGGGCCCTAAAAAAGCGCAAGAGATTACAACTGAGGCTGCAGGCCGTGGCACAAGAATGCACAAATGGATTGAGGAGTATATCAAAACAGGTACTCTTGGATCTCCGGGTAGTAATCCATACAGTATTCAAAGTCATCAAATGGCTCAGTCTATCATTTCACAAGGCTTATTCAAATGTAACGAATTTTGGGGTACAGAAGTATCACTATACTTTCCTAAGATATATGCAGGTACTACTGATTTAGTGGGAATACACGATGGCGCAGAAGCTATCATGGATCATAAGCAATCTAATAAGCTTAAAAAACGCGAATGGATCGATGACTATTTCATTCAATTAACTGCTTATGCAAATGCACATAATGAAGTTTATGGAACTAACATCCGTAAAGGTGTCATATTCATGTGTACTGCTGATAATGTATACCAAGAGTTCATCATAGAAGGTGATGAATTTAATCAGTGGTCTGATCGCTGGTTCAAACGTGTAGAAGAATATTACATGAAGTTCCTCTGATGTTTGGTACAGGATAATGATAAATAAGTGTAATAACGGTAGATTACACTTATGGCCATTGTACAAATATCAAAAATCCAACAAAGATCCGGCAACTTAGTTGACCTGCCTCAGCTTGATGAAGCTGAGTTTGGTTTTGCTTCAGATGCAAAACGTTTGTTTATTGGTAAAACTGTACCCAATGAAAACATTGAGGTATTAACTTCCTATTCGAATATCGCATTTAGTCAAGTTGAAGGTTCGGTAGGCAACTTAGACATATCTGCGGTTAATTTAGCAGATGGACAAGTTCTGGCATATGACGGGAGCAACTGGGTCAATCGCGGAGGTGCAGCAGGTGGGCTTATCGATTTAGGCTCAGTAAGCAATGTTACCATCGATGGCGGCGCTATCGGATACGTATTGCAAACAGACGGTGTGGGTAATTTATCTTGGACACCTAAAGGAACACTTTATACAAATATAGTTGCATTATCAAATGCCAATCCTATAGTGATGACTGTAGCAAACACTACGCCCTACACAAATGGACAGTCAATCACAATTTCAGGTGTGACCGCTACTAATGCAAATACAGTAGTCAATGGTTTAACTTTTTACGTAAAGCTAGCAACTAATTTTGCTACATCAGGTAATGTTACGTTATACACCGACTCTACTCTAGTTACGCCTAAGAATGGTTCTACTTTAGGACAACCAACGTCAGGTGGTATTGCAACAGCAGTTGTAACATCAGGTAGCTCATCAGCAGGCGCTGGCGGAACTACAAATTCTGTCCAATACAACGTATCAGGGGTATTAGTAGGTGACTCTAATTTCTTATGGGATACTTCTACCTTAACAGTTAATGGAAATGCAAACGTTGGCAACCTAAATGCAACTACTTCTATAACTGGATCGACACTTACATCCAATGTTGCAACAGGTACTGCACCTATCACAGTAACTTCTACTACACGTGTGTCCAATTTGAGTGTAGCGTATTCTAATGTGAGTGACTTCGGTGTAACTACACTACAAACAACAGGGACATTCTATCCTGTATTCGCTAATGGTAGTGCTACAGCAAATAGAGCATTAGGAGCAAATGCTAATTTATCATTCAATGCTGCGACTGGTGCATTGTCTGCAACATTATTCACTGGAACACTAACTACTGCGGCTCAACCCAATGTAACATCAGTGGGAACGTTAACATCAGTGGCAGTTACTGGAAATGCGAACGTAGGAAATCTAAATACAGCAGGAAATGTACTTTCAAGTAGATTAGTTTCCAATGTTGCAACAGGTACTGCACCATTAACAGTAACTTCTACAACTCGCGTTGCTAATTTAAGTGTAGCATACGCCAACGTAAGTGATTTTGGTGTGGTAACAGCACAATCTACTGGCACATACTATCCTACATTCATTAATGGAAGCTCTACTGGAAATTACGCACTAGCAGCTAATTCAGGCATTTCTGCTAATCTGGCTAATGGTTCTATAACGGCTACTACTTTTGTAGGTAACGTTTCAGGTAATATAAGCGGTAATATTCAAGTAAGTGGTTCTAATACACAAGTTCTATTCAATGATAGCGGTAACGCAAACGCAACTAGTGGGTTAACATTTAATAAATCAACTAACGTACTAACAGTCACTGCAAACGTTATTTCAGGAAACGTTTATGCAAACTCAGGCACTGTTGGTGGTAGTCTATTGACGGGAACATTAACTACCGCTGCTCAACCCAATGTAACATCACTTGGTACATTAACTTCATTGGGAGTTAACGGGACAGTAACCGCAGTAAACATAACGGCTAATACTGGAGTATTCACTGGTAATGGTAGTGCATTGAATTCATTGACTGGTAGTAACGTAACTGGTCAAGTAGGTAATGCATTAATAGCAGGTACCGTGTACACTGCCGCACAACCTAATATCACATCGACGGGCACATTGACTGGGTTGAACGTAGCAAGTGGTTCTATTACTGCAATAACCCCCATACTAATTACACAAACTTGGAATAATGCTAGCGTTGCGTTTACAGGAATAAGAGAAAACATCACCGATACTGCTAGCGCAGTAGCAAGTTTATTATTCGATTTGCAAGTAGGTGGAGTAAGCAAATTCTCAGTGCAGAAAGATGGAAATATTGCAGGTGGTAATTTAACTGTTGGTACAACAGGTACTGTAATTTTGGGAGCACTAACGACAGGTGCAAATACCAACTCAGGTAATATTACTGGTAACTGGAGCCTAACTGCTGGATCTAAGCTCAATGCAACATACGCTGACTTAGCAGAATACTATGCAGCAGACGCAGATTATCCGCCGGGTACTGTGTTAGAGTTTGGTGGTGAGCAAGAAGTTACAATAGGAACTGATGGTACTACTAGAGTCGCCGGAGTCATTTCGACAAATCCTGCATATGCAATGAATGCTAAATGTCCCGGTGATCACGTTGTTGCTATTGCTCTACAAGGACGAGTTCCCTGTAAAGTAAGAGGAACAATACGTAAAGGTGATATGCTCATCAGTGCTGGCGATGGATTTGCTAGACCTAGCAATAATCCTATAATGGGATCAGTCATTGGAAAAGCACTACAAAGTCACGATGGTATCGAGGGAGTCATCGAAGTAGCTGTCGGAAGATTATAATACACAAGGAAATATAAAAATGGCATCATACGTTTATACAGCTAGCGGATCTACAGCAGCATCTGCTAATATTGCAACAGATAAAATTAGAATAGCTACAACAACGTCGGCTATTCATTTTACGACTAGTTTTCCAAATGTTGCACTAACCGGGACAGTAACATGTGCTACTAATAGTGCTACTGTTACAGGATCAGGAACTGCGTTCACTACCGAGTTGACAGTAGGCAGTTGGATAGGAAACACTTCCGGTAACTCAGTGGGTATTGTTTCAGCAATTGCCAATAATACTAGCTTAACATTGACTGCGAATGCTGCGGTGGCAATTGCGGGTGCAACGGCTAGATATAATCCATACGGGGTGCCTTATACTATAGCTACTGCAAACAGTGCGATAATTCCTTCTAATACAGTAGAAAGAGATATAATCGTGGGCCAAGGAAACATTGTTTCGTTCTTAAATGTTGCAGGTACCGCTGCACCATTTAGCATCACTGAATTGGGTATGCCTCATGCAAATACAGGTACTTCAGGGTTTTGATTTTGCTTGAGACCAGTTAAGTATTTTAGTAGGATCCGAAATCGCCATTTCAAACATTCGTTTTCTATTATACAATAGCATTTCAAACTGATCTTCCCAAAGCCTATACAATTCGTTTGATGGCATAGAATATAAGGCTTTTATTTGACTAACAACTGAAGTGTAACTGCAATCTAAGTCAGAATTTTTAAAAAAATCTTTGGGTGTGTATAGACCTAATCTTTCTAGTACTTTGTAAACTTCTCGCCCGCCATTTATCAAAAAAGGTCTGAGTCCAAATATAGGCTTCCAAGTTTTCTCTGAGAGTTGCCATGGATCGGCATGATCAGTCTCACTAGCTATGATTAAGTAACTATTTTTCCATATTTCTAAATTTCCTAGAGATAATATATCTTCAGGCCTAGAAAATCTAACATCTACACTATGTAGTGTTTGATCAGTGTTTTCGGTTCTTACGTCTACCTCAGGATAGTGTCCTTTTTCGAATGTAACCCAACCTCTATCGAGCAATTTATTATTAACTAGTTCAGTTACCAACTGTATACGGTGTATCCTAGGTTTTCTATTGTATGCTAGGTATAGGTAATCAGGGCTTTCAGATAACATAAGATCATTAACATCGATTCGTTGTCTTAAGTTGTGACCAATAAACCATTCAGGGTACCAAGAATGCCAATGCTCATCAGCATTACCCACAAATGACATTGTATATTCGTTCTGCACAAAATATTGGTAGAATTCTATGTGGTCTTGAGTTATCCAATGATTCCCGTCAACAGTACCGGCAAACCAAATCTTTGTTTTTTCTTTAGGTCCGACTGAGGTCACTAATTTTCTAAGAGGTTCTGTTTCATCCCAATTGGCTTTAAACCAAGTCAAATTCACTAGTACATTATGTTCGAATTCTGAGGTCGCCGCTATCTCTCTCTTTAGATTGTTAAGCCAAGCCCTTTCCATAATACCTATGCTTTTTGGATCGGCGGTGTAATAGAGTCGATCATCATCACCGTCATATTCGTAAACCTTTACTGTCATTAATTTAATTCCTGAACTTGTGTACCTCTCAATATTTATTGATACTTGTCCGTAGTTATAAATATTAGTAGGAGATGAGTATGTTTAAATTTGCGTTGATCGAACTAGTAGATAGATATTGTATAGCTAAACTCAAAATGGAGTTATTGGGCAATAATAAAGAAGAATTAGACTTCTATTCTGAACAAATGAAAGAGTTTGATATGGAACTGATAAAGGATGAGTTGGCTCAACTCTATGAGTTACATAAAAAGATTT